TGCCACCTGCAGTTTGTGAGGCACTACCACCACATCTATTTTGACCTATAGTATAAGAACCAGTGGTATCATTGTAATATCCATCTCCACCATATTCTCCACCACCACAACCACAAGGATTAGCATTGGCACTTGTTACACCAGCGCCTCCGCCTCCTCCAGCCACAATAACTCTTGAATATAGAGAATTTTTACCTATGCGAACATCTGTAGCTCCTCCACCACCTCTACCAGAAGAAATACCAGTTCCTCCACCATTGAATCCTGCAGTAGTAGAAGAGGAAGATCCAGCTCCACCAACAGATACATAAACAGTAGTCGTTTTAGCAAGAGTAATTGTGCCTTTGGAGTAACCACCATATCCGCCAATGTAACTACTATAAGTTCCTCCTTGACCACCCCAGCATTCTAAAGTATACGTACCTGGTTTTAGAGTTTTAGATTGTACTGAACCTGTATAATTAAAATCCATTATGTCGTTCTTAGCCTGAGTAAGATATATTACATCTGATAATTTAGTGATTTTTACATGTCCATTACCAGAATGACCTGTTTCTGTAGAACCTGTTGGTGAAGGGAATGATTTGTTGCCAGCAATGGTTTGAGCATTAGAAAGATAATAAGTAGAATTTAGTAAACATCCAGAAGGATAATTTGAAGCAGTGGCAGAAGTGTAGACATAACCTGATCCACCACCAGCAGAATCACAATGTAATCCACCTCCATACCAGCCACCGCCTCCACCAGGCGCTACATCTGTAGAATTACTGGCTGATGCTCCACATCCGAATTTAGCTTGGACAGAATACCTATTAGATTCCTCTGATGATCCTCCTGTACCAAAAGTAGTTTGTTTTCCGCCAGTGCCATGATAAACGCGGTTTGATAATCCATCTTGTCCTGTAGTACCTCCGCCAGCACCACCATTAGCTGCATTATTCCTAACGTCATATCCTGCAGATCCTCCGCCGCCTGCAACAATAATTCGACTTAATAGTGAGTTTGTATCTCGAATGTTATTTATAAAATAAGATGAGTGTGAAAATACAGGACTCATTAAAGAAATATCAGAAGCTCCACCGCCTCCGCCACCTACGCCAGAGTTGTTAGTACCATAACCATCACCGCCGCCATTAAAACCACCAGCAGTTCTAGTATTAAGGATGCCATTTTGACCTTGCCCTCCTACTGTTATATATATAGTGGTATTAGTTGAAACATTTAAAATACCAGTAGAATAACCACCTTTTCCACCATTACCATAAGTTCCGTTTGATTGATTGCTATTTCCACCTTGAGCGCCCCAGCATTCAAGTTTATATGCACCAGGAGTCAATGTAGCAGTTTGAACCGAACCAGTATAATCAAAATTCATAACAGAACCATTATAATTAGCAGATCCAACGCCGTACATTTTGTTGTTGTTTAATTTAAAATAAAAAGCAGTAGCTTTTTTTATTGAATTATTTATTCTGGCATATAGTGCCGTATTCTTGCATTCAATAACAGTAATTCGACAATAGCCATTACCAGAGTGCCCTGTCTCAGATGAACCTGTGGGAGAAACAAAAGAATTATTGCCTGCGATTGTTTGAGCGTCAGTAAGGTAATAAGAAGAGTTTAATAAACAACCTGATGGATAGTTTTTAGCTGTGGATGATGTGTAAACATAGCCTGAACCGCCTCCGCCACCTTCAGAATCAGATCCAGTAGAGTATGATGAAACGGAGTATCTACTCGCTCCACCATACCATCCTCCACCGCCAGCTCCGCCATTATATGTATTGCCACCAAGTCCAAAGCCAAATGAATTAGTTCCACCAGAAGTTTGAGAAGCTTGTGTTAATGAAGTGTTCCCAGATCCTGCGCCACCGGTTTCACCACCACCATATCCACCAGTTTCGTTATCTTCACCTGAACCGCCACCGCCGCCTGCAACAATAATTCTTGCATATAACGAGTCTTGAGCAATTCTTACATCAGTAGCTCCGCCACCACCATTTCCAGGTTCACCTGTACTCTCGTGAGAAGCAAAACCACCGCCATTGAAACCTCCTTCAACTTTCACATTACCTGTAGAACTAGACATTCCACCTTGCCCACCGACATAAATATAACAAGTAGTTAATTGTGTTAAAGTTAGTGTTCCAATAGAATAACCACCAAGTCCAGAACCTGTAACTGTAGCAGAAGCACTATCTTGGCTCCGATTTCCACCTTGAGCACCCCAACACTCTAAAGTATAAATTCCTTTAGGTAATGTGATACTCTGAACAGCACCAGTATAATTAAAATTTAAAATATCACCAGTTTTAATATTATTAGAATCAAACCCCTTAAGTTCTTCAGGCGCTCCGCTATAATACAATTTATTATTTACTAAGTCCTTAAAACAATATTTTTTATTATTATCTTTATATGGAATAAGGTTTAATATTAAATTTGAACCATCATAGAATTTAAAAGAGTATATATTTACATTGCTAAGTTTACTTATTGTGCCGTTCGTACACACTGCACCAATATGAAGTTTATTCGGAGCGGAATTTGATGAAACTGTATGTGTATATATTTTTGTTCCGTCACAATATACAGTATCTGGAGTGATTTTATAAGTATGTTTCCCATTTGGATTATATTTATTTTTATCTAATGTTTTGCTTGTTCCGAAATGATCTATTCTTATAGCACCGTTAACTACAAACATAGTAAAACTTGTGGAATCAGTTCCAGATTCTGTAGTTCTTGAACCAAAAATTGCACCAGTATCACTACCAGTACCGGTATATGCGCATGTAATTTCTATAGTACTATTACCATTAACTGTGACTCCAGAAAAAATATACTGTTGTCCGGTAAAACTTATATAATCTATTTCTTTACTCATCGCCATACACCACCCACATATCACCAGGTTTACCATCAGTTGTCTTAGGTTCTTCAGTAGAGAACGTCACATTCCTTAACTGAGATTTCATAATATCTGACTGATAAGCAGTTACAGCCCCATTAACGACCGGTTTATTCTGTAATCCATTATAATCAGTTGTACCCGGATCACCTTTATCTCCATAAACACCTATAACTGTTGGAGTAGTGTACAAATGATTATTGTTTGTCAAAACAAATTCATGATAACACCACAAATATTTGTTTGTAGATGTCATAACCTGAGCAGAAGTCGCCCACCCAGTAGTTTCCTTAGTAACACTTTGAGATTGAGAACTAGCAAGATAATGAGGGATAACACTTGATATGCCGACTCCCTGATCACCTTTAGGTAATGTAAAATTCAATATAGCATCTGTATCGGTGCCAGAATTAGTTACTGCAGCTGAAGAACCAGTTTCGGCAGTACCAATTTTAATAGTTGCATTCTTACCAACTCCGGCAAGACATTGTTCACCTTTATAAATTGCCATGTTATCGCCTCCTTTTATAAATCATTTCTTATAACAATAGTAATGGGAATATCTACAGTTGGTTTCTCGGTTGCTTTTATAGTAATTTGATTTGTAGTCTGCCCTCCGTCAGCTAACATTGCATTTTGGTAAGCTTCAATAGCAGCAGATGAAGCATTAGAAGCATAATCTATTTCTACAATATTTGAAGAAGTTACTCCAGATACGGATAATACATAACTATATGGGGCAGAAGATCCAGTCCATTTACTTGCTGTGAGAGTAGTATTAACAAGTGTACTTTTCTTTGCATATGTTTTTTCTGATTTAGTACTTGAAAACGTACTGTTGACTGTTACAGATGAGTCGTTAATAACATTTGCAGAATCATATTCATCAATAACATTGTAATAGGTATTTGCGTTTAAAGTTCCAGCTTTCTTTTTTGCAAGATAATCAGCCTTTGTAATTTCAACAGGAACATTAAGTCCCATCTGAGATAAAGTAATGTCGGCAGTGCCATCGAATGAAGCACTACCAATCTTTCTTGCAGTAGCTAATTTTACAGCTGCGTTCGCATTTCCACCGGCTGAAGATGATCCAGCATAATTATGTGTGTGTCCAGTAGCAGATTTTCCATTTAGAGCAGTTGTAATAGCATTTTGAGTCATGGTGCCATCTGTAGCAGATCCTGTGGAAGTATAGAGTTTAGTTGTACCGGAATAGCTTGTAGTACCTACAGAATATGTCGTATTTGTAGGAATTACCCATGTACCATCTGCACGAAGAAATTTTAATTGTTCTCCTATATTAGGTGCAGGAACAAGACCAGCACTTCCGGCGGAAGAAGAAGTAGCACCCTTCATGTTTTCATAAGTATGATCGGTAAATAATGCATCTGCAGGCACTGACTTACCAAGTGTATATGAACAAGCTACTGGCTTACCACCTGAGAAATATACTGGCTGAGTTGATGATCCAGCATTAGAAGTAAGAGCAGCGGCAGATGATGCGCTACCTGCAGAAGTAGCATATTTTACACTTTTTGTGGCGTCGGCAGTATTGTCAACGTTGCTTAATCCGACTTCACTTTTAGTATGCGTATGTACTTTTGTAGCTTTTTCAGCTAATTTACTATTCATCTCAGTCTCGGTATAATAACGTTCATCATGATTATGAGACGCTGGTGGATAGCTGCTAGGCTTTTCAGTAACTCCAGACCATGGTACAGAAGTAGCAGTTCCGGCAGTATATACTGAATAACCAGCCTCAGAAGATAATTTGCTCTCATCAACAACATAATACATTTTTTCAGTCTTAGTTACTTTTACGGTATCACCAAGCTGAATATTAGCAGTAGTAAGTTTAAAACGTGCAGTATCATCTTCAACAATAATCAGACGTTCTAATGCTCCATGGGGAAGCCTTGCAATATCAATTGTTCCAAAGAGTTTACTTGCGTTGAGAGAAGTAATAGTTGAATCATTATGATTATGCGCAGAAGGAGTATAGGTAGAAGGTTTCTCTGTAATGTTACCCCATGCGACACTACTTGCAGTCGCAGCATTTCCTGTAACATTTACCGTCAGATTATTAGTAACAGGATTATATTTAAACTTATCGCTGTATGCTCGCTTTGTCTCTGTAGTAGAGTCAGAAAACCAAACATGTCTAGCTGCATCAGCAGTACCTTCTCCAGCAGATACATTTGTAGCTGTTCCTGCAGTAGTTGCACTATCAGCAGTAGTTGCATGTTTTACACTCTTATTTGCATCTGCTGTATTATCTACATTACCAAGTCCTACCTGAGCTTTTGTATGAGTATGCCCGGCAGAAGAGTAAGCACTTGAATTTGTATATGCAGCAGATCCTAATCCGTGAACAGGAACAGTAGTTTTATTACCATCTACAGTGAGTGTGATTTTTCCGTTTTCAGTACTTTCTGAGATAGCAACAGACTTTACGGCTTTTGCTAGAGTAATATAAGTTTTGCTTGAGCTATCCCAACGATAAATAGTATTCGTAGCAGTATTTATATAAATAGTATTTATATCTCCAACAGACGGAAATAACTTATTGGAAGCATATGGAAGTATTTCTTTATGATTAGCTATACTTGTCTTCAAATAACCAACCAGTTCTGTTAATCCAGTGAGATTAAGAAATTGTTCTTTCATTTTGCATTAGTCACATCCTTCCATTTTTATTTTTAAAATAGAAGGAGAGCATTGCAGCCCTCCTCCCAATAAAATCAATTGTATTTTTACGCAGTAAATAAACCTTTGATAGACGCACTTGGAATTGCTTCATATCCATCTCCAACAAGCCCTTTAAGAGCGGTGATATCAGATGTGTTCTTAGCAATCTTCGGTTTTTCAGTAGCAAGATCTTTTTCTACAGCAGTAATTTTGCCTTCTGCTGTATCCATTCTGCCTTTAACAGCAGTAATATCTTCTGCATTCTTTTTATCAGCAGCTTCTAATGTAGGAACTTTCTTTTCAAGAGCATCAATTCTACCTACAGCAGCTTCAAGATCAGCAGCTTTTGCATACTGAGAAAGATCAGAGTCTGCGAGAGCTTTAGATACATACTCAGCAATATAGCTTACAATATCTTTGGATGTAGCAGATTCTGGAAGAGTACCGATAAGAGTCTTCAGCTTTGTGATATCCTCTTTATTTGTTTTGATCTGAGAATTCATTGTAGCAGCATCAGATGTATGTGTAGAAATCCAATCAGAAATCTCTTTCAGTGTATCATATGCTTCTGGAGCATCTGCGACGATTTTAGCGACTGCATCTGCAACAGCTTTCTTTACTGATCCGTCACCAGTTCCATTAAGAGTACTGATTGCTGCGGTATTAGCTGCAACACTGGATTTCAGAGCAGAATCATCATATGTGCCTGTTTTTACAGCTTCTTTAATATAAGAAACTACATCTTTAGCTTTTGCATCAGCAGGAATAGTACCAACATAAGACATTACTTCTGTTTTTGCTGTGTTAGCAGCTCCGGCTGCATCGAAATCTGTAGCTGCCTTTCCAGAATCTATCAGATTACCATTAGCATCAAGACCTGCAAGATGTCCGGAAATAGCTCCTTTTACTTTATCTGCCTTACCTGTTGGCTGAGGAATAGTAATAGTAAATGCTGCTTCATCAATAGTTACTGGAGCAGTTTTTGTGTAGAAATAAAGTGTGTATCCGTCTTCTGACTGAGATACTGTTTTAATTGAGTTTTTGACAGCCTCACTGATTTTAGAGTCGATCTGTACGTTATGCAGATTTAAAAACTCCTGAAGATTAGAAAGTGTAGCGAACTGTAATTTTGCCATAATTAGTTTCCTCCTTGAAATATATTTGTTAAATCTTCGGAATCAATACCTCCGAGTTTTCGGTCTAAAGCAGAGTCAATATGTTCATCTAAAACATCCAGAACAGTTTCTTCAATGATATTTGAAACATATTCTTTTACAGAATCAGCACTTGCAAAATTCTGTTCATTAATCCAGCTTTCAGTGACATAACGATCAGTCGTATATTCACCATCTTGCTGAATGAAATACAATGTAATAGATTTTCCTTGCATTTTTGTGATTGTTGTGCTGGAAGTATCAGCATCATGAGATACAAGATACAGAACATCGTCTGCAGAAGATTGAACAGTAGTATTGTTTCCGCCAATGATACATTGGCCTTTTACTTTATAAATACCATCATCGAGTGATGATATCTTCACAGGAACAGTAAGTGTACCTATAAGATTTACAATAGGTACGTCAAATAATTTGTTATAAGATAAGCTGTTGATATAGTCTACAACAGTGGACTTATCTTCAAGATTACCGATTATATTATCTAAAAGAGTAGAAAGCTCAGAAGACTTGACATAATTATCCAATCCGATTGTTTTCTTGACCTCTTCAATAATATGACCTTTATCTTCGTCAGTCATAGATATGTCATAAGAGAAAAGCAGTTTATCTCCAGAGAAAAACATAAGATTTGATCCGATGCATTTTACATCTGTAATCTGTTTATCTCCTTTGACATATTCTAATGTGTTGTCGATGGTCACCCACGCTATACTCTTACTGTCTTGGATGTAACAAAGTCCTGGGTATTTTAGCACCCCTCTTTGTAAAGCCTTTTCTGCAATTTGCTTAGTTGATGCAGAATACCAGGTTGGAATTAACGCCATGCTGTGATCACCTCTTCAATTTGTCATATTCATATTTTGAAATTTCTTTTATTGCATAGATGTCATTATCAGGCGGAAAATTATAGAGACCTTCAATGTGCCATCCATATTTTCCGTCTGAACTTAAAATAGCCTGTGCTTCTGTGATATCACATAGAAGCAACAGACTATGTTTCTCCTGATATTTGATATACAGGATATGATTAAGGACATCTACGACTTCATCATTTTTGATTACTTTATAATACATGTGATATCCTCCTTATAAGATGGGAATGGTTACCCCTCACTTGAAATTGAGAACATAAGTAAGATTCCAGAATTCTGTCCTGGATAAGAGAACCCATATGTTCCACCGGCTTCATTGACTGTATACAGCCAGTTTGCAACTGTAGCATTTGGAGATCTGGTCCAGTAAGATTTATACTCCGTAGGAGTAGAAGAATTTGCTTTCTTTCTGGTATCATCATCTGTGAAATAAGCAATAGGAGCATTTGTTTCAGAAATATATGGTTCAGAAGTAGCAGTAGGATCAATTTCGTACAGAGATGGAACATAGAATCTGCAATTAGATACAGAAGTGTCATTAGATTTATTACCAATAGAAGAGTATACTTTTACAGGTTTGATCAGAGCTTTCCATAAAGGAGAGATTGCCTTAACCATACGAGTATTCAACCATGTATTTAATGTAGAATCAGCCCATCCACCTGCATTTGTGCTCTTATTATTATAAGGTTTTTCTGTACCAAGGAGATTAGAAGCAACAAATGTAATGTTAGCTCTCTTTGAAGCAACGTCAGACAGATAATATCCTTTAAACTTAGCCACTTCCATAGGGATTACTTCGTGGATCCATGCAGCAATATCCATACATTGTTCTTCACCAAGATCTGCGTACCAGACTTTAGCCCAATGTATAGTGCCTTTTGCAAAGTTTTCATATGCTCCATCGTCAGCTTTAGAACATCCAAATACGAGAGTGGAACTATGCTCTGGAATCCTGATCGCATTCAGAGTAGTAGAAGATACTTCTTTCCCAGTCATGTTTGAATTGTACACATAAAGCTTCTGACTTCCAGCTTCATGACGAAATACAATAATCTCTCGGTTTGTTCCAGCAGATGGAGTTATACTATCAGTATTCCATGAGAAACGAGGTTCCTGAGAATACCAAAGTCTGAATCCATTTGAACCATCACCTTGAAAACACTGAGCAAGAGTGGAGTTTACACTATTTCCTGAATCAAATTCAAAGTCAATAGCAATCGTAAAGTCTCTGTCTTTTTCCATGATCTTTAATCCGGTGTCAATATAGTTTGTTCCATCAAATTTAGTCGCAGTTGAAATAACTTCATGCTCTTCAATGTCGCCATAGCTATAATCAACACCAAGTTTGAAATCTAATGTATCTTTTAATGATAATGATTTTGCTTCAAGTCCCATTTTCATAAGAGTATAAAGCTCAACCTGTGTCATATTGGCCAGATCCTTACCATCAAAATATCCATCTACATATTCGCAGGTTTCATATACTGCATTGATCGTTTTATTTCCATCGACAAATCCTGACTTATCCCATCCTTTAAACAGATTGTACTTATAAGCAGATTCCTCAGCAGTATAAGTAGGAGTGTCACCTTCATACTTAATATAAGAACCATACTGTCCAGTAGACTCCTGCAGAGTTAATCCTTTAGAAACATATTTTACTGTATATTCACGCACTTTGCTATTGTATACAGCTTTGATAGTTCTGTCAGCGAAGATTCCAGTTAGAGATCCATCCCAGCCTTTGAATGTATAATCAAGTTTGATTGTGCTTTCTTTGGTAGGAGTAGGAATCGGATCAATTTCTCTTGTAATAGGATCAACTGCATTTGCACCTTTATCAACGTACTGGATATCAAGAACTGTATTTTCTTCATCGTCGTTGACGAATGTTACTTTGAACTGAGTGATAATTGAATCGTAGGTAATCTCTAAATCTGGCCATAATTCAGCGAATTCATCCAGCCTTTGCTGTCTCATAACAGGAATGTGTACAGTTCCTATAAGAACAGAATGTACAGAGTTATATCCGTTATCATCAATACCAGTCATTTTTGCTAATCTGTCAAGCAGAGTAGTATCGTCCAGTTCCCAATTGATGCCAGTTACACGAACTCTGGTTAATCCAGTAGCTTTATTGATAATGTCTTTTGCATCCAAAGTATTGCAGTTATCAAGAGACAGAGTAGTAAGATTTGCATAACTTGCTATAGTAAGATCGGTCAATCTATACAGGTTCTTTCCGGTAAGAGATGCGATGGCAGGAAGATGAGCAGTTTCAATCTTTCCGCCAGGAGCAAAGATAACACCTGTAATACCAGATCCTTCTGCTAGAAACTCTTCGAGATTTTTACAGTTAGAAAGGTCGATTGTCTTTTTCAGGTTTGGCAGATTCTCAAGATTCAGTCGTTCCAGAAGAACATTCTGTCCGATTGAGAAATCATTCATATTTGTATTCTGATATCCTTCAACATCAGAACCAATAAGAATGTCTGTCATTTTTACACCCTGATTGAAATTTGTATATCCCGGATAGAATGGCGCAATATCACCAATGGATTGCATCAAAGATGCATTATATACATAGACCTCTGTATCGTTCATAGCAGCAATAGGAGATTTGACTGTATAAGTCTGACCTCTCTTAGCTCTTTGACGAACAAGGTTAGAACCAAATCTTACATCAACATAAGAATCAGCATAAGGAACAATATGGAATGTACCGTCCGGTTTTACACCAGTCCAGTTTGTTGGAGTGTAACCACGGATTGTGATTACATCTGAGGTAGTAGTAGAACCTACATATTTAGATGCAATATATTTCTCCTGATATTTCTGGAATTGTCGTCTCTGCTGTTTCTTGCTTCCGTTCATCATTTCCAGATAAGAAGTCGTACCTTTATCCTCGTAAGGTCTGAAATACTTTCTTCTCATATCAGCGATCCAGAGACGTTCCGGTTTATAATTCTGAAGAGTTTCGAATTTATTTAAGATACGGTTTGCAGACCATGTAAGTTTGGCCTCCATCTGAAGGAACATACTCTGCAGATCATCAAACATGTAATCTCTGATATAACAGAACACTTTACTATCAGATGCATTAAAGACTGATTTTGTTCCAATAGTATCAGTATCTTCATATCCGTAAGTAAGAGTTAATCCACCTTCATTATCATTACCCATTGCAGTATCGTTATCATAATCCATACATAAATCCCAGTGAACCAAATCTTCTGTATGCCAGAAAGTATTTTTTGCTCTGTTATCTACCATAGTATGTCTTTCGGTAAATAAGTAATAGAAGAGTAATGAGTCTTTAATAAAGTGCTGTTCAAACTCTTTTACAAATGTTTCAGAATCAGCATTTACAACCCAAGTCAAAAGATCGTTCCAAGCCTGTCTGCCAGCCTGAATTTC